ACCATTAACCCTCTTCTTTACAACACTCTCACAAAAAGCTTTTGCTCCTGTAGAAACGCCAACAACCTCTTTATTAACAAAAGAAGCGTTTCTTGAGGAGATAGTAACCTCCAAATATTTTGGCTTAACCCAAGTACCATCAGAGGATTTTAACAGATCTTGCCCAGGAAGATATACTGCAGAGTCTTGATTAAAAAGAGCTCTCATCGCAAGCTTGACGCTTTGCTCATTTCCCTTGTTTTGATATAAATCCAGAATGTTTCTAATAAACAATCTTTCATCTGATTGAACAGACAAAGGAAGATCTTTAAGGAAAGTTTCTTTGAAGTGAACTATGAATTCATCTACAGTTTTATCAACATCTCTGTATTCAATCAAGTTCCTCGCATAGTATGCTTGCTGCCCAGTAGTTTCCAACCACTTATAATAAGACTTAACAAATTCAATAAACAATGGTCCCTCTTCATTGTAGAAGGCAGGAAATTGTGATTGAATTAAAGGGGAAACTAAGTCTTCAATATTCTTCATAGCTTGACTGGTGTCACTGTAACTGTTACATCTTCATCTTTAATAGCAAGGATAACATTCTTTGAGCTTGAGAAATCTTTAGCATTACTTCTTGCGTATATTTTAATACCGGTACCCTCGTAGTCAGAAACATTGAGGTTTTGAATAGTAACAATACCGTTTGTATAATCTACTAAACCAATATTCTTTTTAACCTCCACAATACCACCAGTCAATTTGGCAACATAAACGATACCTCTAGTATCATCAACTAAAATTGATCTGTTGCCATCATATGTAAAAGGAGATGATTGAATTGTGTGACCATAGTGATATTCGGCAGTGTTTAAAGTTACACCTGTTTCCGCTTGGAATGGAAAGCCAAAATTAACATCAAAACTTTGATCGGTATTTGTTAACGGAGTAATGATCTTAATAGCACGAATTTCAGTATCATTGCTGATAATGCTATCATCCGCTGAATCAATATCCTTTGTCAGCTTAGTGTAATAAACCGTCTTCTTGAACCCTTCAAGATTCGTTGTGTTGTGCGCACTAATCTTAGATAGCACTGCTGTTCTAATATCGCTAGACAATTTTGTAGTTGCGTTTACATTATACTTAATATCAGATATTACTCTGACGTACATAAACTGGGGATCAACAAACACAACATCAACAGTTAATGGAGTTTTGTCTTTGATAAAGTCACTGAACGTTTTAATTCTATTTGCTGGCGTACCATCCGCATTCTGAACATCAACAGAAATGAATACCTTACCAAATTGAGGAGGAACCAAGTCCTCACCACCATAAGCTGAAATGCTTTGGATATCACCAAAGTTAGCTTTTAGGATTGTTTCGTAATCCGTTGCTGTGACTGCTCTTCCTTGAACCTGGAAGTTTCTTGGAGCATTGTATCTAATAGATTCAATTGTTTCATTGATCGCTCCGCCAGTAGCACTTGAAATGGTGCTAATAGACACGTTAGCGTGCGTATCGATATTTCCATCATTGAGGAATGTTGAAGCACCATTTGGCAACTCACCACTGGAAGTTCTATATTCAACAACAATTACTGAACCATCTCTTGGTTTTCTACCAAAAACATTATCACCAAATCTTACTTCATATTGTTGGTTTTCTGCTGCTTCAACAAAATAAGCTCTCGTCAACGAAGTTAGACCAATTAGTGTTTCAGTTTTTGTGTAAGCAAGAGTAGTGGATCCACCATCTTCAATTACGGTTACAGAAACACTACCAGTATCAATAGTTGGATTGGACAGAACAAATCTTTGGGATGTATTGCTATAATTCATCGTAAAACTATCAGCAATGTATGTTCCCTCATACAACATGATGTTAGCCGTGAATACACCGTTATTGGACGTGTTAATTACTTCATTTGAGGATGTTGAGAACGTGTATGTGTTTGAACCAACTCTAGAAGTGAAAGTTGTTCCTTTTGGAATAACAATATTAGTCGTTGGTGATGAAGGGGTAACAGTTAGACCAATTTCTGCTGTTGCTGAAACGAAAGATCTTGGGGTGTAGTTTAAAGACTTTGCATGAGAGATAACACTATCTCGCAACTGTGCGGTGTCGATGAACATCTCACTAGCAACCATGTTAGTGTAGAAGGAATTCAAATACGTGTTGTATGACAGAAGGTCAACCAACGTGTTAATGTTAGACCCTTCAAAGTCTACATCTTTAAATGCTGTGTTATTCTTAAGGTATGTCTTAAGATTTGTTTTGATTGTTTGGAAATCTAGTCCAACCAGATCGATGCTGGTGTTAGCCATTTATCGGATCCTATTTAAAATGAGTTCTAAAGTGACAGGTTCAGCTTTATTTATTACGCTGAAAACAATATTAATGTACATGGAATTCTGATCTGGGTTGCCAGAGACATTAACATCGATTACATTAGCTCTTGGCTCGTGATTTCCAATTGCGGTTTTAATTAAGTCTGCAACAACTTGCTCTGTAGATGGTGAGAAGTTTTCAAACAACATCTTTCTAATGTCGCTACCAAATGTAGGATTGAAGAATCTTTCACCCTTGTCAGTCAATAGAATGTTTCTAATTGACCTTTTAACTGAGTCTTCGTTCTTATAAGATAGCAGATCTTTCTTAACCAGCTCCAAATCAAAATTAGAGTAAAAGTCAGAATAGACTAGCGGTTTGGCAGTCTGCGGGGTTGTTTTTGTTTTTCTTACTACGATTGCCATATTAGCCGCCTATGAATACTGTGCTTGATCCAGACTCAATCTTGTTGGTACCAACAGCATTGCCAGGATCCTGGGTGTCAGCTGTATCACCAACTCGAGCAGCTCCATTTGAGCCCTGATTGAGGTTGATCGTTTTACCGTTAATCTTTATGTCCCCAGAAACATTTAAATTGTAGTTCCCGTCTACCTTGACGTTAACATTTCCTTTAACCTCAACATTAGCATTACCTTGGATGTAAACGGTCTTATCCTTAAGGACAACTTCTATATCATCCCCAACAATCTTATTAACTCGTCTACCTTCTTGGTTGATCTCAGTGTAAGTTCCTGTTCTGTGGAAAACATGGATTCTTTCCTTATTAGGAGTATCATCCAATTCTACAATGTGACCACTTTCGGATTGATATACTCTATTAAAAGGATAAGTTGCAGAATAAGCAGAAGAAGGTTCAGGACCAACAGTATTTTTATTTAGAGGGTTAACTTCTCTTGCAAGCAAAGTAACATCGTGTTTAGCTGGATCCCTATCTTCAATACCAGGCAATGATCCTAAAATCATTGGCATTTGACCTTCACCACCATCAGCAAAGAATCCAACAACCGTAGATCCAACCATTAATCCTGTTGGTGATAGGCCAGTCTTCTGGTAACTAGCACTTGTTGGTTGCATAATAATAAAAGCCCACTGCAAGTCAGTAGTTGGAGTTTTAACTTTATCACCATGAAAGTTGTGAACTCTGACTTTAACACGACCAAGCTTTTGAGGATCATCTCTATCCTCAACAACACCAAACCACCAAAAGAAACCTTCAGTTCCAAAATTCTTTGTTGTCATCCTAAACCAACCTTATTGCAATCCATAGAGATGTAATGCTTTGTTTTACCTACAGTTGTAATATTGTGTCTCAATCTCGATATAATAAAGTTGCCACCAGTTATATCATCAGTACCTTTAGATTCTGTTGTGCCACTGGCTTTGGGAAGATTGAGTTCAATTACATCACCGACTTTCAATGAGGAATCTCCAGGGACATACAATCTAACAAAATTAGAATTGAACAATTTAGAATAAGCCAACCTTGCTCCCATCATATTCTCCAAAAAATTTTCTTTTCGGTTTGAGTCTTTTGGAATGTAAAAGTTGAAAGTTGCCTCGCTAGCAAATTCATCAATGGTTGATTCTGTTATATTAAGAGAGTTATTTTTGTTTGATCCGACCATTGCAGGAAACTGCTTCGTCATATCAAACGTAATATCATTAACTTTCTTTGTAAAGATATCGAAATATCTAACTTTATTTCTTACACCACCACTCTGAATAGTGTCAGCTATATCTGTTTTGCCAATATTTTCATACTCTATAATGTTTCTAAACATTAGAGCTTCTGTATTTTTATCCTTCTGGCCATTATTAAAATAGTAGAATTTTTTTGAACCAATTTTTTGTTTACCATCTTCCATCATTTGCTCTATACACTTAAAATTGAATCCATCTTGGTTTTCAAAGAACACAAATGAAGAGGATAGGTATTTTGGATGAACAGCTCTCTTTCTCATGATATCTATAGCTACAAAAGGCGTTACTTTAGGAAACACTATAGTCTCGTTACCTTTGCAAGTATCAATATCTACAATTTTATTGGTTTTAAGGTATCTTGTAAAAATATTATTAACAATATCGTTGATAGTTTCATTATAGCTGTGAACAATATTAATATTGCCTTGAGCCAGCTGCTCTTCACTAACACATTTCAGTGTGTAATTGTACCCTTTGCCATTGATTTGCTGCTGTAAGTTGGTTATTGCATATGTTCTAAATTTGTACGTGGCTGGATATGAAAGCCCTGGGGTTTGAAAGGTTATTTCAAAAATCTCTTCGCCGATGATGGGAAAATCATACAGCATACCAACCTTATCATCAAAAGTTATCTCAGCATACAATGTAGGTGAGTTAAAGTCTTCAAAGATATCAATCGAATATATTTGATCTGAAGGATTGATATTGGCTTTAGTGTTTTTATTACTAAGCGTGATACTTTTAATGATTACATCACCAACTTCATAATTATTCATCTAAAAAGCTCTCTCATGTCTTTTTCTATCTTGCCAACGTAAGACTTGTCTAGAATTCTAATATGGAGTTTGCTATCATTAAGTTCTTCCTCGTATGTGTATGCAGTAACTGGTTCCCAATAAGAAGCCTCCACATTGGAGATTGGTTGACTGACAGTATTTGCTGCGGTAATTGTAGCTCCTGTTGCTGCGCCAGTAGTGAACGAACCTGTAATCTTATCAATTACAACATGAGATGTATTTGCAAAAGTTACAAAACCTGAGGAAGTATTTTGTGTCAAACGATCACCTACACTAAATGTACCTGATGAGATTGTTAGATCAATTACTTTATTAGTTTCAAGTGCCTGGTCCATCTCCTTACGTTCATAAGAAACAATACTACCACTGATACCTAAAACTGGTTTGAAATACTTCTTTAAAGAAGATACAAGAGCATTATAACTGGATATGGTCAATACCGTATCATCTGATGCATAATTGTTTCTATAAAATAATATTTTTAAATGTGCGTTTGTGGTGGAGCCATATTTTGCGGTCACGTATTCGTAAAATTGTCTTTGGCTCAGCGGCCAATCATAATAAGGATCCATAATATCATTTGAAAGATATATCACCCAATCTAGTTCTGGGTTGTCATAATATCTTGCTGCAATCTGATCTGGTCTCTCACCTTGCTCAACAGTATATGGATAAAATACTGCAAGATTTTTTTGCACACTCTGATCAAATTTGACTTTTGATATTAGGTTGGTGACTATAGTATTTGCATACTCAGTCGAAGGAAAAAAGTTAAAATATCCTGCCATTATGCTCCACTCCCTGGCATAACATTACCCAATGAAGGTGATACTGTTCTATCATATCTTTCATCTTCATAGTCATTTCTCGTAACAACTCTGATCTCTTTGAAGTTTAAACCAATTTCAATATCCGTGGGTGAACCATCCTTAAAGAAAGCAGGCGTTCCATTAGGTGCATAATTGACCGTCATTGATTCTAAAACGGATTTTTGGATTTTGTAGGGTTCAATATCCTTAGGACCAAAAGATATATTAACAACATCAGGGAAAGAAAACAATGGACCAGTTGAAGCTTCAGCACTTAGACCAGTTCCTGGAAGCATTCTTCTTTTGATTGTTTTAATAATCTTTTTAAGCAAATCAGACTCTTGCTGATTCTTAGGAGAAAATCTAAATGTAAAACTATGAGTTCTTAATGTTAAATCTTGAAATATGGCCGCTAGATGGGGATTTGGTACTAATCCAGTAGCCTTGTCTACATTAGCTTTTAATGTTTCATTTGTAATTAGATTGTCTCGAGCTAGAACGTAAGCTGATTCTGTCAAACTATTTCCCACAGCTCCAAATGCACCCGTTATTGCACCACCAACTTGACCTCCCAATCCAATTGTACCCTCCATACCTTTAGTAGCGCCTGCAAAAGCTGTTCCTATTACAGGACCAAGTTTAGCATCATTGTATGTAACAGAAAAATTCTCATTTAAGCTGGAAGGTATTGGAAATACCACGACTACTGTTGGTTCATCCGTGGCAACTTTCAATGCTGCTTCTTTGTGATACGATACAAAACTAAATTTAATAAAGTACTTACCTATGTCTTGTGGATAAGTTAAAACCTGTAGTTCATCTTTCCTATTCAAAGCATCTTTTGACACTTGAGCAGCTAAAGCACTTGGTGAATTACCAAAATCATTGTTTTTGAATTTGGTTATGGGTTTGTAACCCGCAGCAGAGGCAGCACCTGCAACATCACCGAATTGGGTTTTGTTGTAAGATTGCTGTGTTTGTGATACAATACTACCTACTTTGTTTGCGAGTGCCGCTCCGGCCGCAAACCCAGCTACCGTGGCCGCGGCTTTAGAGAAAAACGCCATAAATATTTCCTATGAGCTATAAAGGTTATTTTAAACCAAGGAATCCATCCAAATATATGGGAGACCCTACAACTATTATTTATCGTAGTAGTTGGGAGCTAAAATTAATGAGGTATCTGGATTCTCACTCTGATGTGATTAAATGGGCTAGTGAAGAGTTCAGTATACCTTACGTTTCCCCGATTGACGGTAAAGTACATAGATACTTTCCCGACTTCCTGGTTAAAAAACGAAACCTAAACAAGTCTATTGAAACGGTCGTTATCGAAGTCAAACCCCACATACAAACAACGGCCCCCACAGTACAGAAAAAAGCTAACAAAAGATATTTAAGAGAAGTTTATACATGGGGTGTTAACAGTGCAAAGTGGGCTGCAGCAAAAAAATACTGTGACCACAGAGAGTGGAAATTTGTTATAATGACAGAACACGAACTAGGAATCAAATTTTAATGGCAACAATATTTCAAAACGTAATTCAAAAAGCTGGTGCAGGTGCTCAGAATTCTTTAGAAGCACGCAACTGGCTTAGGCAAAAAGCGGCTGAAGTGCGTACGGTTAATCCAAGGTCAACTATACAACAAGGGGGACCTTTTTTAACAAACAGGATTATTACAGGTAATATGTATTTGTTTGCTTATGATCCTAAAACAAAAGAGGATCTACCTTATTATGATAGATTTCCATTGGTGTTTCCTTTTAGAAAAGTTCAAGATGGATTCTACGGTATCAACATGCATTATCTTCCACCCTTGCTTAGGGCTAAGTTGATGGATGCACTTTATGATACAATTAATAATGATAATATGGATGAGACTACAAGATTGAGAATCAATTACAGGATTCTTCAAAGTGCTGCTAAGTTTAAGTACTTTGAACCATGTGTAAAGCACTACCTAAATAATCATGTTAAGACCCGTTTCCTTAGGGTTGACCCCACGCAATGGGATGTTGCATTGTTTCTTCCTCTTGAAAGATTTGCTAAAGCTAACAAGTTGAAGGTTTACGCCGATTCTAAGAAAAAGATCTATCAATAATGGCCGCTAAGTTTCTAGGAACAGCTCTATCTGCTGTTGGGTTATATTCAGCACTGACTGGTAGTTCCTCTTCCGGGGCGTACGGCCGGTATAACAATTTCCTATCTGAATTTAGAGAAAAATCTTTTGCCAGAACCAATCTTTTTGAAGTTGTAATTCAACCACCTCTGATTATGAGAGGTGAGAAGATGTTTGATAATTTACACTTATATGCTGAATCAGCAAACATCCCAGGTTTAATGTTTGCAACATCGGAAACAAGACGTTACGGTACTGGTCCAATTGAGAAGAAGCCGTACGCTCCTATTTTTAATGATATCTCCGTCTCATTTCTGGTTGATGGCCAGGGAGATTTGTACAAGTTCTTCTACACGTGGATGAATAGAATTGTATCCTCTGACCAATTTGTAAACGGTAACGCTGCTCATCCAAATGGTTTAGCACCTTTTGAGGTCGAGTACAAAGATAATTACAAATGCCAGATGATGATCTCAACGTTTGATGAAGCTGGTAATGGTGTGCTCAGTAGCCAGCTTGTTGATGCAATTCCCATATCTATTTCTGATACTTCTTTCAGCTGGGGTGATACTGATCAAGTAATGAAGCTTCAAGTTACATTCACATACTTCCAGCATATCCTTAACACTGACAAAGGCCTGCCAGTGTCAGGCTATAGAAGTCCCCTTTCCGGATTCCAGCAAATCGTAAAAGCTGGAACGGCAATTCAAACAATATCATCGCTCAGAAAACCTCAGAGTGTTGGTGATGTTATCAACGTTATTAATAATGCCAAAATTATCTCAAGGGGATACTTCGGCTAATTGGAGAAAATATTATGGCTTTACCTAAGTTATCGCACCCGACTTTTGAACTTGAACTTCCAAGCACCAAACAAAAAATTAGATACAGACCTTTTCTTGTAAAAGAAGAAAAGATTCTTTTGATTGCTCAGCAGAGCAACGATCCTCAAGATATGATATTTGCTATCAAGCAAGTACTTCAAAATTGTAGTATTGATCAAGTCGATGTTGATTCCCTTACTACATTTGATATTGAATACTTCTTTATTAAGTTAAGATCCAAATCGATTAACAACGTTGTCACTCTTCGCTACAGAGATCTAGAAGATGATAATGTGTATGATTTTGATGTGGACTTAGAGGAGCTTGAAGTAGAATACAACCCCGATCATGATATGAATGTTCAGGTAAGTGATAATACATTACTCGTTCTTAAGTATCCACGTGTTAGTATGCTTAGTGCAGTTAAGAGCGAAAACGATACTGATTTTGTGTTTGCTGTGCTGAGACAGTGTTTGGATAAACTAATTAAAGGTAAAGAAGAGTTTAGCTTCGAAGGTGAAACTGCTGAAGAGATCGACGACTTCATTCTATCTCTTGATGTAAAGTCTTTCAACAAAATTCAAACATTTCTTGATACTATGCCTAAAATCAGACACACTATTGAATACACAAACTCTCTTGGTAATGTTAGAAAGATCGTGCTAGAGAATTTAGAAGATTTTTTTACATTGGGCTGAGTCATAACAGCATATCAAACTATTACACTCTTTTGTTTGGTATGGCTCAGCATCATAAATATTCAATTAACGAACTTGAAAACCTGTATCCTTTTGAACGTGACATCTATGTTGACATGCTGAAAGATTATCTCGAAAGGGAAAAACAACGACTAGAAAGCAGATGATGCCATTAGAACAAACTACACAACAGAGAAAAGATAATATCAAAGAGTCAGCAATGGCTTCTCTTATCAAAGTGCCTCTGGTCGGTAGTTTAATTAACAAGCTTTCCGAATATGTTGTTGAAAAGCAAAACTTTGATGCTGCAACTAGTGATAATCAAGTTGCCTTAATTGAAAAGCAAAATGTTATTCTGCAATCTGTATCCAAGGACACATCTGCATTATTACGTGGTATGATGATGCAAATTGGGGTTCTTAAAGACATTAAGAAGACCAACAAAGAACAAAGCAGACAAGGCTTTTTTGATAAACAGAGGCAAGCTGCACTAGAAGAAGAATCCTTATTGGAAACAAAAAAGGATGCTGTAAATGTAGCTACCAAAGAGGTAGTCGATCAGAAGCAAGATAAGGATACATCTATATTTGGGATGTTGGGAACACTTTTCAAGTCTATTACAAGTCTTGCTGCAGCCTTGCTTGCTTTGCCAAGCAAAATTGCTAGTGCTTTTAAAGCTCTGTTATCCCTCAAAAACGCAATAAGTAAATTACCTCTAATAGCAAGATTCTTTACCATGAATCCTATCGGCATTGGTTTGCTTGCTGGTGCCACCCTAATTACTTTGCTTGCCCGAGATAAAAATCCAGAAGAAACGACAAAGAGTATTTTGAACGCTGGAACACCGGATACAGCAATGGCCGAAGCTATAATGAAAACAGCTGAGGCACCGGATGCTGAAAAACAAGCTAAAAAACAAAACTTATTGGCAAATAGACCAAAAGAGAAGAAGTCGCTGTTGTACTGGAAAGATATAAAATTACAGCAAAACTATTTGGATGAAATTGGGTGGGATGAAAAAACTGGCACGACTTCCGAGGAAAGAAACCGTGCTGGAAGAGTAGATGTGCGTAGAATGGATAATCAAGCTGAAGCAGCACAGGCACAAGCTAGTCCAGCTCCTCAAGAAAAAGCTAGTACAACTTCAACACAAGCTAGTCCAGCTCCTCAAGAAAAAGCTAGTACAACTTCAACACAAGCTAGTCCAGCTCTTGGAGAAAACAACAGCACAACTCCAACACCGAAACCTGAGTCAGCTGACGCACAGGCTATACCAGTGCAACCAACAATGAATCAAGCTGAACCAGTTGCCTCAAAAATGTTAACACTACCGCCTAAAGTAAACACAGAACCAGATGTTGTTCCTTCACAACAAACTCCCTTAAGCGGACAAATTATTTCACAAGCTTCGACTGATGTGGAATCAATGTACACAGCTCCAACTTCCAGTAAGTCAGGTGGATTAATTGTAAACACGAATAATAGCTCAGCAGCTTCAACACCAAGACATAGATCCCCAATTCCTTCTCCCATTGCAAACCGTGGCAGCATCGATAATTTTGCATTTAGTGCCATATGATCGAAACAAAAAAACAGGCTATAACTGATTTGCTTAAAGATTCCATGAGGAAAGTGACATCTCTAAATGCTCTCATTGAAAAAGATAAGCAAGGTTATGCAAAAAGTGGGTTACGTAAAAACCACATCTTGTTAATGCAAATATCCAACAACATGCATGCACTTGCAGATCATGTTGAATCGATATCACCACTGTTACGTGAAGTGGTGAAGCCTGAGCCTGTAAAACAAGCTGCTCTCACCGTAAAGCCAAAAGCAGACAGCAATGGATCGCAAAAAGATTCTACATTTAAAAAATCCAAACGAGAATTATCACCAAGAACTAAAAACGTTCTAAAAAACGTCGCCGGTTTGTTTGGCACGTTAATTGCAGGATCTATTCTCAAAAAAACTTCTGATGCAAATCAAAAAGTTTATGAAGCCACACAAAAAATTGAAAATATAGAAGAACCTCTTCTAAAGGATATAAGTGAGGATTTTGATATACCTGAAGAAGAAACAAAGCCTAAACCTGAAAATTTAGAACTTGAAACTCCTAGTGAAATTGTAAAAGGGATGAAGGAAATGGTTGCTAGAGATAAGCAACCAGTCACGACTGCTGAAGGAGCAGTACTCCAAACAGAAACAGGTGGCCCTGTTGTAACTGAAGCAGTACCAGCACCAGCACCGGTACCAGCACCGGTACCAGCACCAGCACCGGTACAGAAACCAATACCGGTAGAAAAACCAATCATTACTAAGCCGGCAGCAATCAAGGTACCTGAACAAACAGTTGGCGATGCAATTAAAGAAGCATCCAACAAAGTGGGTGTAGATGAATCCATAATGCTGGCCATGGCTAAGCAAGAAAGTGGATTTAATCCTAGTGCAAAAGCTGGTACATCTTCCGCTAAAGGATTATTTCAATTTATTGATTCTACCTGGAACTCAATGGTTTCAAGGTTTGGCAAATCATTTCCAGAACTGCTGAGGGGACCTTATGATGCACTAGCTAGTTCTGTTGCGGGAGCTCTTTATATAAAAGAAAATGCCACCTTCCTCAAAAAGAATAACATACCAGTGACCGGTACCAACATCTATGCATCACACTTTTTAGGAGCTGGTGGTGCAAGAACTTTATTAACAGCACCTCCAAATCAAATAGCAGCCGAAGTTCCTGGATTACAGGCACCTGCCGCTGCCAATAAGAATATTTTCTACGTCAAAGGTAAAACTGAAAACCCTAGAACTGTTGAACAAGTTATTGAAGTGTTATACAACAAGGTCGGTAAAACAGCTGAGCAATACAAATTATCATTGAGTCAACCCACAACAGGAGTTCAAGTTGCAACTGCAAGTGCTGACGTTAATGCATCTAAAAGAACTCAGCAAACATCCCCATCAACAACCATCGTCAATAATAACAACATGACTGTATTAGCAGGTAACGCCCCACGAGGAGGCGTTACTGTTATTGCTAGACCAGCAGGTGCTGCTTAGTCTTCAGCTAGCTTCTGAAAGAAGCTCATTGACTCATCATCATCTTCTGCCAAGTTTGCAGCCGCTTGACGCGGCGCAGCCTTAGCTTTGGGAACAGGTTCAAAAGTTTCTTCTAACAAATCCACTTCTGTAGCTTTGACAACTGGCTTTGATGAAGAACCATCCAAGCCCAACACTTTGTAAAGACGAGCCTTCAAAACGTCGTAGTCCTTAAACTCTGCACGAGCCAGGAACGGCTGCAAAGCATACTCAGACTTCCAAATAGACTCCAACTGATCATCGTCTTGCAACAAAGGACCAGCCTCATCGAACTCTGACTTATCATAGTTCTGGTAGCCTTCGACCTTACGGATCTTCAACTTGAAGTTAGCACCTTCCCACATATCAAATGGGTTCAATGGATTCTCATCTTCAAACTCAGGGTTCATCGCTGCGTTCAACTTATCGAAGATCTTCTTGCCGTACTTGTACATGAAGACTTTGCCTTCATTCTCAGGATTGGCAGTATCTTTGACAATGTAAACATTGCTAATGAAACCGAGCTTACGCTTTTGCTTGCGTACTGTGTCTTGGTTAGACTTCAGACCTGTGTTCCACAACTCCATGTTGTATTCAGAAACAGGATCCTTCTCACCCAATGATGTCAAAGACTTCTCAATGTACCATCCACCAGGACCTTGGAAGGCATGGTCAAAGATACGAACGAATGGAACGTCTTCACCTTCAGGAGCAGGCAAGAAACGAATCACAGCAAAACCGTTACCAGCCTTATCGACTGTAGGCTTCCAGAACCGTGCGTCTTCTTGTTTACCTTGGGGAGTTGCACTCAACTTTGTAAGCTCGTCTGTGAGCTTTGTGAATGATGTTTGTGTGCTCTTCTTAAGAGCTTGAAAGCTATTAGCCATCGTATTTCCTTGTATTAAATGTATAAAAAGTATTTTAGTATATCCACAGTATCATAGCGAATATAGTATTTATTATAACGTCAAACCGTGAACTTGTCAACGACCAACTTCTTGACCTTCTGTTGGTCAAAGTTAACAAACGGCTTGTATTTCTTGATCTTGCGGTAGACCTCAGGCCAAACTACAGGATCAGAAATCTTTTTGTTCCAAGACCTAGTGTAGTTGATCAGTGAATCAAGAACGACCAAAGTCTCTAAACGAATAGTTCCACGGAGGAACAACTTTAGCAGCAACGGGTGCTGACCTTCTTCAGTGGTAAAGTTATTATCAAACACAGGATCGAGCTTATCTAAGTCACTAGACAGCATGTAAGTAAAGCTGTCCCGGTACTTAATGAACTCACGATACATCTTATCGCTTTGCTCATTGTTAACAAGATCACCAATCCAGTTGTTGGATCCATACACAAAGTTGGCAACCATGTACTCAACTTTGTCTTTGCGTTCAGCTAACTTATAGAAGAAGTATTTGTCATTGCGACTATCAAACGTTTTCCTAGAAGCCTTTACCCGGCCATTGTGTTTGAAGTAGTCGTAAGTGTTAGATGTAAAATGGTTTTTAAGGGCAATGTACAGTTTGTAAGCGTCAAACGCTTGCGTGTCACTCGTTGTCTGATAGAGGAAGTTTTGCACTTTTCGGTAAATAATTTAATTCTTCAGCTTCGTTTTGAATGTTGGCTTTCATCTTAGCACTAGACTTGATGAGAGAAGCTGCTGACTCAATTTCAAGTCCTGTTACCTCACAAAAATGAAGTACAGCATCAATATACTCCATTCCTTTTCCTTTGACAAGTTTGTCAATCTCTTCTTGGAAGTCTTTTACTGACTTAACAGGATTGTATGGAATCTCTGGAAAGTCTGTTACTGTTTGTGATGTCATTAATCCCATAGTCCTTGATAGTATTTTCCGAATAGGCGGAATCCATTTGCTTTGCGATCTGAATGTGCGTGCAGTCCGACCATATCAATTTTAATTTTGCCGATCTGCTCACTTATACCAGCCTTTTTATCAACAGCTGAATGATCGTAGAATTGATCATCGCTATTGTGATCAATATTCTGTTCAAAAGCCCAGATCATTTCATCAAGAACCCAATCCCATCTAGCGAAATGGTTCTCGTCTGTATCATATTCATTCTCTTTTTTAGAGTTGATTGAACGAAGGTGCTCTGGAACATCTTCATCGTCAGTGTTAGGTGATCCATGCTTTGTTTCTTTAAGCTGCTTTAGCATTGGAAGAACAATCTTTGCTAGAGTGTAATCCATGCTCCAAGTATCATAGCGATCGATCTTCACATAGTTGATTTCTGGATGAACAAAGTCCAAAAACTTTTGCCAAGCTTCGCAGAGTGGCTTAAGGCGGTCAGCCCACTTATCAATAATTGGTTCATTGTAATCTATTTCCCGCCAGAAGAACACTTTTTCAAGGATTGTGTACGGGCTAATCCAATGATTACGGTAACCGCCAATGTAAACCTTCATAATATTCCTTATAACAAAGCGGATTATATAGCTTTATTTGTTTCCAGGCAACAGCTGAAATCTAAATATCTACTCAATCTATATCATGGAAAGGTGAAATACAACATTAAACTCAAAAGGTAAGCGATGATGAACATCAAGAAAATATACTTGACGATTCTTTTAGCAGCAATGGTGAGTGGAGCAAATTCACAAACAGCCACTACATATGATTCTAAAACACTTGTAGACACCAACAGTGCATCTACAAGTACCAGTACTGTTAACAGCAATAACACTAACAACAACAATAACTTAAACGTTAATAACACAGTAGTTGATAGTAAATCTGTTAATACGAACAACAACATTAACACATCTACATCTACATCCACTAATACCAACATTCAGCTTGGTACAATGACTAACAACAATAATAACAACAATGTTAGCACATCAACCTCAGTTAGTGATAGTAAGAATTTAAATATAAACGATTCTAAGTCAGTAAGTGATAATAAGAATCTTAACATTAATGATTCTAAGTCAGTCAGTGACAACAAGAATCTAAACATTAATAATTCTACAGCTACAAGTACGAGTGTTAATGATAACAAGAATGTAAACATTAGTACATCTGTTTCAGATTCTAAACAGTTTATTGATTCTACAAATGTAAACACAAACATTAACAGGTCTGAAATTACTCAGAAGGTTATTCAACCACCTCCTACAGCTGTTGCTCCTACAATGATGTCTGGTGGTAACAGTGATCTGTGTACTACTGGTGTTTCTGGCGCTGTACAGACTCAGATCTTCGGTGTATCTGGTGGCGGTACAACAAGAGACTTGAATTGCGAGAGATTAAAACTCTCCAAAACCCTTTATGATATGGGTATGAAGGTTGCCGCTGTTGCAGTGATGTGTCAAGATAGACGCGTCTTTGAAGCGATGTTATCTGCAGGAACTCCTTGCCCATTTGATGGCAAGATTGGCGAACAAGCTAAAGCGTCTTGGGAAGCTAGCCCAAACAAAGTTCCAGAATTAGAAGATCACAAGAAGGACAAACAAAATGCTGCAAAGAATATTGGCTTTGGTGCTATTGGCGCTTACCTTTTACACCGCATCTTCTAAAGCAGACATTGTAAGCGTACCAATCCTCAACGGTCAGTTTACAGTAAATGTAATGACTGGTGCGGATGCGTACCAGTTACAGCAGATTAAAAACAACCCTGCTGCTACAAGGTATAGCATTAGTGATGATTCTAATGTTAATGTACCTTTGCAGTTTACGTTTCCTTACTTTGGCCAGAACTTTACCAATTCATGGATGTATTCCAATGGAGCAGTTAGTTTTAAACATGGTAATGCGAACGGGGGATTTTGTTGTTCGGGTATAGACTTAACAACAAACAGAGACACAAGCTTCAACTACTCTCTTCTACCACTACAAACTGACTTAATTGGACAGACAAATAATAACTTCTATACTTTAGGTACTAGCACAAGTATGACATATGGTTGGTACGGTATCAATCAATACGGCAGTGGTAATAAAAGTAGCTTCGAAGTAAAAATTGACAATACAGGTCTTGTTGATTTTAGATTTGATCAAGCATTGATAACCAGCAATCCAGTGACAATTGGTATGACTGGAGATCTTACAAAAGGTGAGTACTACCAATACTTTCATGGTAGTGGTATCAACAGAAGTAGTTTTGGTTTCACAGGAACATTTGGAACAGGCCAAGATCCTTGTATAGCTGACCCGCTGGCAAACTCTTCTTGTCCTGGCTATGCGGCCGCATACTTGACACAGC